TAAAAAATCTAATAGAACTTATGCCTTACATAGATCAAGCTTGGTTAATTAATTGGTACATTGATTATGTAGTGGATTATATATGGTTTGAAATTAAAGTTGAGCTTGACGAGTGTTTGTTTAAAATATATAAATATATACAAGAAAGATTTTATTTTAATTTGCCACAAGATTGTATAAATTTTATTAATTTATGCGAATATAAAATAGAATTAGATAAAAGGAGAGTGAAAAATGAGTTGGAGAGATGTGTTAGATTTAAACAAACTATCCAAAGCCATGTTTGGTGGAGATGACGTTTTGATAACCGGAACAATATCTGTAGATGAAAACGGAATAGATATAGTTGACGCTAAAATTAAATATAACGATAAAATTAAGGAGTATAACATGCAAAAAGTTGTGATTAGGAATGGCGATTGGTCGGAGTTTAAACAAGTTGAAGGTTTAATAAGGTTTGATTATAAAAGAGATATATATAATACTATTTTCTCAATAACTGTAGAAGATAAATATGGAAGACACAATTATAACATTTTAAAGCAAGATAATGATACTTTAAAAGAGTTCTGCAAAGAAAAACTTAACATAGAGCTAGTATTTGAAGATGTGCAAGTTATATCTACTTTTCAGGAGTTTAAGAAGTGGTTGATAAAAATAAACAAATTAAATTATGCTCCTTATAAATTTGAAATAGAAAAAAATAGTTGTTTAGATCATATTTTGTCAGAAAATGCTAAAATGTACAGACCTTTTGTTTTAAATGGCGAGTTTAAAACTATTAAAGAAATAGAAGAAATGTACAATGTTAAGTTTGAGTTAGATGTTTAAAGAGCCTTAATTGGCTCTTTTTTTATTTTTTGACTATAATCTGTAAATGTAGTAAAATTATAGTGGAAAATAATGTTTTTGGAAGGGAGAAAATTAATGTTTGGAATTAAAAGGAAGAAACAACCTAAGCAAACACAGGCTACTAGTGCGTTATGGTCAAAAGAAAATTATCAACGTGATAAAACCAATAAACGTGCTATTAATAGATATGTAAAAGAATCAAGTACAATGTCAAGTATTATGCGTGAGATTACAAATGAGTTAGAGAAGACTATATTTGTATTATCGGAACAGAAAAATCAAAAGGGTGATCTTAGAGAGATAGGAAGGACAGACGAATATCACAAGAATAGCCAACTTAATATTATAACAGCAAGAGATCCGTTAGGAGTAACATTTCAAGAGAAAGTTATCCTGTGGACAAAATATTATGAGACGAATGGAGCTATGATAGGACTTTTGGATCGTGGAAAAGAGCTTACAGTTACTACTGGTAAAGTTAGATATGTACATGCAATTAATCCTAGTTGGATTAATACATTTCCTACGGATGGATATCCATATTACAATATCACTTTCAACAATCAAAGCAATATGATAGTACACAAAGATAATATAGTAGCTGTATGTAATAGAGACTTAGAACGTCCATTTAACCAGTTTTGGGGAAGAATGCAATCACAAGTAGATGAAATGGCAATAGTTGAAAAGTCATCACAACAAATAGCTAATTTATTTAATAATAAATTTATACCTGACTATTTGATTCAATTAATAGGTGGCACACAACCGCAAGCTGACAGAATTAAAGAAAGTTGGAAGTCAAGGTTTGGTGGATGGTTAAAAAGAGACACTGTTGATATTATAGGCTTAAACGCTCAATCTGAATTGAAACCTGTTAAAATGACAGAAAACTTCAAAGACGCTCAAGTTAACGAAATAAGAAAATTTGAAAGAGATTACTTAGAGAAATCTTATCACGTATATAGAGATATAGATAAGTCAAACAGATCAACTGCATATATAATAGCTACTCAATTTTATAACAAAGAAATTATACCAAGTTTGAACAGAATAATTAATATGTACAATTACCAAGTAATGCCGGAAATGTTTCCGGGGAAAAAGTACATATTAAGTTTTGATGCTGCAATTCCAGAAGACAAAGAACAATTAATAGAAATATATAAAAATGCTCCACACATAGCAACGGCTAAAAGGTGGTTAGATTTAGCAGGAAAACAATTACAAGAGTATGAAGATGGAAGCATGATTGCAATTAGTTCTAGTACTCTATTAATGTCGCTTGAAACTGGACAAGTAAAAAATACGCAAGGTGAAACTTTTACAGTGCCAACTGAAAAGCAATTAGAGTTTGAAAAGTTTATTAAAGCGGAGAAAGAACAAAAAAAGAAAAAAGATTTAGGCATTGAACTATCTTCTATAGTAGATGAAGAGTTTAGCAATGAAGAACTATATGATGATGTTGTAGAAGAGTATGTTGATCTTATGCAAAATCTAGGAACTAGTGAATTAGCAGCTTTGGGTATATCAGAAATGTTTAATGTTGAAAATCCAGAAGCTATAGAGTTTTTATCTGAAAACTTAGGAAGAAACATAGCTTACATGTCTGAAACTTACAAAAATGTATTAAAAACAACAATTGTAAGCGGCGTACAAGATGGGTTAGGAGTTAATGAAATTGTTAGGAATATAATTGATGCAAATAATAACCAGTATTCAAATTATAACAATCCTAACAACTTAAGAAGAATAGTCAGAACGGAAACTCATAATGCTTTTCAAGAAACAAAATTACAAAGTTATAGTCAATCGGAAGTAGTTCCATTCAAACAGTGGCTGACTGCATCTGATGAAAGAGTTAGAGAGTGGCACTCTACAATGGAAGGTCAAACAGTAAAAATTAATGAAATGTTTATATCTGGATTAGGTAACGAAGCTATGAGACCAGGAGATTTTGCAGAAGCAGAAGAAAATATATTATGCAGATGTACTATGATACCAAAATTTGACAACAAAAAAACATTAATTGATAATCAATATATCGTTATGAAAACAGCTGAATTAAATAAAATGGAAAATACTTTGTTACCTTACGAAGAAAAGTTTGCAGCAGCTTATGAAGAAGCATTTAAGAAACAGTTAGAAAAAATTACAAATAGAATGGAGGAGATGTAATGTATTTGAAAAATGTAAAACGAGGATCAGTTCAATTTGTAGAAGGGGAGCGAGATCATTTTGTTATTAAGTTTACAACGACATCTACAGATTACGATTTAATTACAGACACAAATATTAGAGCTGCTTTAGAAGAGTTTTTAAGTTCTAGTCAAATTAATGAGGGAGTATATTTATCTTTCTCGATATTAGTAAAAACTCCAACTCAAGTTAAAATCAACGATAGAAGTTTTTACGATGATTTTATTAATGATGTTGTATTCGATCATCAAGACTTGATAACATCCATTAAAATAAAAGATACATCAATAGACGGAACATTTGAATGCTGGATAAATGAGGTGAAAGAATAATGGTTACAAAGTCAACGATACTAGCGTTATCAGATATTTTTATATCACTATTGCTTAATAATTCCAAAGTTATAAAAAATGTAAATGATTTACCTGCTCCGGTTGGCGGAGTTATAACACTGGCACAAAACCAAAGCTATGTAATAGATGGAGAAATAAATATAGGTACAAATCAAATAGCACAATTAGACGATTCATTTAATACATTTATTTCAACTGATCCATTTGCAGTTGGTGGAGGAGGTGGACAAATAGTTTATGAAGGAACGGATGCAATGTTTGTAACTAGTGGGAAGCGTAGTTCTTATTGGTTCAAAGCTATAGGATTATTAGCACCTAATGGAAAAATATTTGATTTAGGAGATAACTGGCAATTATTGCCTAGCACATCTGTAACAAACACAACTGTAACTACTGCTACAGATCATAATCTAAGTGTTAATGACAGGGTAAGATTTCCTAATGTTGGTACTGGTATAGGTGAAGAATATTTTTATGTTGAAAGTATAACTAGTTCTACAGTTTTTGAAATACATAAACCTGTTTTTTTAGATTTTGCAGATAATACAGACTGTTATTACTCTTTGTTAAATGAAGAGGGTGGGAGTGTATTAGCGGATATATCTTTGATTATTGCAAACGATATAGGAACTATACAAAATTATGGATTCTTAACAGTATCTTTTGCAGCAGTTGGTTGTGGACAAGGATATGATCTGATTAATGTAGGAAGAACAAATTTCAGTTTTTTACAGTGGACAGATGGTCAAAATTTAGTTGGTGGAACGGCTTTAAGCTTAAGAGGTGTAATGAACAATTTTTCAGTTAACTCAGGAAACTATATACAACCAAAATCTAATGAAGCTATTATGTATGTTGATCCACAAAGTACACTTCAAGCAGGAGTTGTAACGGGTGTAAGTTTTGATAGTTCTTTAGGCGGATTATGGTTTAGAAATGACTCTTTGGATCAAACAGACCCATATTGGAAATATTCAGGAAATTCTGGTATTGAAGACAGTGAGGTAAAAGCATTAGTATATTTAAACAACAATATATCTAATACAACAATTTCAGCTATAAACACACCTGTAAAAATTGCCGGATCATGGATAGAAGGAAACACAGAAAGATTTTTGCTTTCTAGTGATAGATTAAATTATACAGGTATAGAAAAAGCTATAATAGATGTAGTGTTAATTGCAACTGTAGAACCAGAACTTGGAGTTGAAGTTACAGCATCTTTGTATATTGCAAAAAATGGCACTCCGATTATTTCTAGTAGAGGTAGAGCTAGTGCAAAAAATGATACTCAAGTCACTTGTTTAGCAAATATATCTGTAGAAACTGATGATTATATAGAAGCATGGATAGAAAACAACACAGGAACACAAAATATATTAGTTTCATATGCAACTTTACAAGTGCATTAATTAAGGAGGAAAAATATGTGCTGGGATCAAGAAACTTTGAAAAAAGTAATTATAATAAAAGCGAAACACTGTTGTAACGAAACAGAAATACAGGCGTTAAAAGACTACACATTGCAAGAATTAACTAACAAAGGATGGTGTAGTTGTCAGACTGAGTTTAACAATGCAATTGATGAAAACATAACTTTTTGATTGAAATTTATATAGAAATATGCTATAATTTATTATCAAGTGTGGTAGCTTGGTATTAACGTCAACTAACAACAATATACAATTTAACAATTATGCACTATAAATATGTGGTAGAGTAACAGTTGACGGTTATTCTTTAGTGGCTACCAACCGACATATATTTATGGTGCTTTTTTTATTGCAAAGGAGATACTATGCAAGAATTAATAGTTAAGGAATATTTGGGAAACGAAATTGTTTTTAAAATGATTAGTGGAGAAGTGTATGCGAAAGCAAACTCTATGACAGATTCAAAGAAATTAGAAAATTGGAAAGCAAGTCCTAACACAAAAAAGTATATTAAGGCTTTAAGTAACTCACTAAAAAATAGGGAGTTTATAAAATCAGAAGAAGGTCGAAATGGCGGTACTTGGATTCATGAAAAATTAGTATTATCATTAGCTAGATATGTTTCTGTAGAATTTGAAATATGGTGTGATACTCAGATCACTACATTAATTAGAGAAGGAAAAGTTGAATTAACACCATCTATTCCACAAACATATGCAGAAGCATTACTTGAAGCAGGAAGACTGGCTTTGGAAAATGAAAAATTAAAATTAACTGTAAAAGAGCAGAAACCTAAAGTACAAGCTTATGAAACTTTGCTTACAGCGAATAACTCTCAAGATGTAGGAGAAGTCGCTAAAAGCTTTGGAATAGGTAGAAATAAACTATTTAAATTACTTAGAGAAGAAAAGTTATTAATGTCAAATAATACACCTTATCAGAAACATTTAGACTCAATGTTATTTGAAGTTATAGAGGTTAACAAATCATATGGTGAGTGGAGTCAAAACTTTACCAAAACTATGATAACAACTAAGGGTATAGATAAAATTAGAAAGTTATTGCAAGAAAGAGAGTTGATTTAGATGAAATTAGAAACTTTAGAACTAGCAAATGGAATTGCAAGAGAAATAGAAAATTTACAGGAAGAAAACAAAATTTTAGAAAATCCTGAAATAAAAGAAAATTGGGGGTTTAAAGTTGAAATAAGAGATACATGCAGAAGTAACTGGAATGTTAAGTTAAATTTTAATGATTTTATTGAATTAGCTGATAGGAAAATAAAAAATAACAAAATACTAATTGAACAGTTAAAAGAAAAGTTTGAAAAATTATAAGGAGTGATGTAAATGGTAAATAATAATAGATTTAATTTTTTTTACAAAGAGCAACTAATAAAATCATATAAAGAAGGTTATCCGATTACTTTTGAATTGAATTATCCAATCGCTATACAAATAGATGAAAAAAATATAGGAAAACACATAGACGAAGGATATATAGATGCAGAACAAACATATGCGAGACATGCGATTAAAAAAGATAAAGCTGACTTTATTAAAAATTTGGGCTATGAATTAAAATATATTTGCTTAAATTGTGGTAAAGAAAATGAATTAGTTGTGTTGGAAGAGGATGATTTTAAACATTATTATTGCAATCTTGCTGTATGTTTATATGGAACATTGTTTCCTGTAGTAAAAATAATTAATAATATAAACTGGGAAAAAACAAAAAAGTTAAATATGAATAAAGCCTAATTAATAGGCTTTTTTTATTTGACAAAAAAACTAAAAAGAGGTACAATTGTAATAGAAAATAGAATATAATACCGTTAGTGTGCAAAAAACTAACGCTACCCTTGAAAAATTAAAAGGATACTGATAACGGGAGGAGTGCGTTTATATGCACAATTTCCGTTTTTTTATTGCAAAGGTGGTAATTATGGCTGATGAAATAACTAATTTTCCTAAAAAGGGAGATAATAAGAAAATATCACTAAGAAACAGTAACTATAGACAATTTGACTATAGTTACGCCAATAAATTAAAAGAAGACTACCCTACTATATGGAAAAAAGGCGGTAATATAAGAGGCAATCAAGCTTTTAATTTATGGACTAAAGCTAGGCAAGGAACACAAACTGATTCAGTAATAGACTGGATAAAAGAGCGTGAGGCGTGGATGGCTAGACATTATGGTAATAAAAATATAGCTGGTGTTATCGCACAAGTCAAGTGGGGCGGTATAGGCTCACGTGGTATTAGCTATATGAAAAACTTAATTAACGAAGAAAAGAAAAAAGTTGATAATAAGAAAAATTTGGAAGGGGGTGTAAATTTGGAAAAAAAGAAAAAAGAAATTTCTATGATAGTTACACCTTACATAGTAGATAAAGAAAAAAGGATAGTAGAGTTTAAGGCTTCAAATAAAAACTTTGATTCTGACAATGATAGAATGATGGTAGAAAGTATGAAAATGCGACCCGGTGCAAGATTTATAGATGCACATCAATCTACAGGTACAGTGGATAAAATATTAGGTGATATACTTAAAGGATATCAAAAAGGCACTGAGTGGATGAATAAAATTCAATTTGATGATCCTACTGTAAAAGCTTCTGGTGAAAAAGTAGATTCTGATATATTAACAGAAGGTGCTAAATTAACAGAAAGATTATGGAATTGGGTAGAAAAAGGAAGAGATATAAAAGTATCTATAGGTTTCCTATTCAATCCAGAAAAAGCTATTGCTAATGAAAAAGGTGGATATGATATATACGAAGCTGAACAATATGAACTATCTGCAGTTATTGCGCCTGCAAATGTAGGAGCTGGTTTAAAAAGTTTAAACTTAGATGATAACTGTAGTATAAAAGAATTAATAGAGAAAGACCCGGAACTATCATATGTAATAGAAAAAGCTATAAATAAGCAAGATATACCAATGTCAGAAATACCTTTATATGATCAAATAATCAAGTATTGTAAAGGGTGCTATCCTAAAAAAGGTGTACGTGTAGTAGAAATGTTGCCTAAATCGGCTATAGTTAATATTTGGGGCGATGACGAAAATGGTCGTTGGCAAGACAAGTATTATGAAATGTCATTCAGCGTTAATGAAAATGGAGAAGTTGCTGTTGATAATGAAAATATGGTTGAAGTGGAAGCTCAAAATGTATGGCTTAAAAAAGAAGTTGAAAATATCATGCGTCCTATGTTGACTGAAATGGTAGAATCAACTGGAATTAAAAGTTTTATGGCTGAATATAAAAAAGAGGTAGCTATAAATAAAGCAAAAGAAAAAGCTAAAAGTATATTTAAAAAAAATAAAGTAGAAAAACAAACTTTAAATAAAAAGAGTTTAATAAGGAGGAAAACATGCTAACTAAAAAAGGAATCAAGTTAGACGAGAAAGCTTTAATTGAAAAGTATTCATCACTTGAAGCAGATGATGTTAAAATGATTGCTGATATTACAGGAGATGTAATGGAGCAATTAATGGAAAAACAATTAGTTGAATGGGAAATGCCGGAAGAAAAAATTAAAGAACTAGTAGAAGCTCAAATGAAAGATTATTCTGAAGCAGCTGAAAGAGGGGAAGATACTCCTTTTACAAAAATGATTAGAGATAGAACTGTTAAAACAGCTTTATCATCTAAAGTAAAAGAAGAAATGGATAAAGGGTTTGGATTTGCTAGAATGGCAAAATTAAAACTTCAAAATGAAATGTTTCAAAAAGAAGGTAGAATCGGAAGAAAAGATTTTAATATGTATGAACAAGCTGAAAAACACTATGGTGGTAATCCAACTTTCTTAAACTGTGTAAAATCATTTCAAAATGGTACTTACAATGAAGATGGTGGGTATTTAATTATGGAAGCTTATGCCCAAGAAGTTGTTGAATTGCTAAGAGCTAAAGTATTTTTATTTCAAACTGGTGTAACTACTGTACCTATGCCAAGAGGAAACTTAAATTTACCAGTTCACGAAGCTGGAGCATTTTCATATTGGGTTGGTGAAGGTGGAGCAGCACCTGCAACTAAACAAAAACTTGGAAACATTACATTTAACTCAAAAGAGCTTAATTCAATTTGCGTAATGTCAAATAGATTAATTGAAAACAACTCTTATGATGCAGATCAAGCGTTCTTAAATGATATGCTTAGAGAAATGGCAGTAATGATTAATACGGCTGCGTTATATGGAACTGGTAAAAACGGTCAACCTTTAGGAATTAAAAACACATCTGGAATCACTAAAAAAACTTGGGACGCTGTTGTATCTCCTGAACTTATCCCTGATATGGTTGGAAATATATATTCTACAAACGTACCAAGAGAAAAAATGGGTATTGTATTCTCAGGTGGATTATGGGCTCCTATGTACAACGTAACTGATGGAGTAGGTCAATATATCCAAAGAGAAGAAATGAATAGAGGAACTTTAACTGGTTCACCTTTTTACATGTTTAACGAAATTACGGTTGGAGCAACAGCAGACAAATATACAGATGTTTTTGTTGGAGCATGGGAAAACATGGTAGTCGCGGAGGAAAAAATGTTTGATGTAGCATTATCAACAGAAGCAACAATTGGAGGAGTTAACATGTTTGAAAGAGGATTAACAGCGATAAAAGTTACATCGCTTTTAGACTTTGGAATTAAATATCCAGAAGCTTTTGTTTATTATGACAAAGTAAAAGCTAAATTATCATAAGGAGGAAATAGATGAAAAGAAGATTAATAGATAACATATCAGTTCAACCACTACTTGACCCAACTGTTACTCCTTTGAGTGCAGGAACAACTGCAACAACTTTTATTGATGCACAAAACTTTATATCTGCATCTGTTATGTTAGCTGTAGGTGAAGCTTTAGGAAGTCCAACAGCTCAATCTGTTACTGTTACACTACAAACAGCAGATGATGCAAGTGGAACTAATGCTGAAAATTTACTTGATTTAGATGGAAATGCTATTACTATAGAGTTAACAGCTGATAATTTAAATTCTTTTGTTGATGCAGCAATAGATCAGCAATTACAATACCTCGGTGCTTCTGTAGTAACTGCTTTTACTGGTGGAACTTCTGTAAGTGCAGCAGCAGCAACAGGAGTACTTACTTTTTCAGGAGTTGTAGCAGATGGTCAAACTGTAACAATTGGAACAGATGTATATGAATTTGATACTGATGCAAGTGTAACAGCAGGAAATATATTAGTTGATGTATCAGGAGGAGCTACTGCAGCAGACGCAGTAACGGCATTAGTTGCAGCAGTAACAGCTAGTGGAGATGGAACATATTCTGCAGCTGATGGAGCTGGTGACACTGTAGACGTAACTTACGGAACAACTGGAACAACTGGAAACTCAGTTGCAACAACAGAAACTTGCACAAACGGAGCTTGGGGAGCAGTAACTTTAACTGGCGGTGTTGATGCAAGTCCTTCAATACCAGTTAATATTGTGGCTGTATTAGGCGATCCAAAATATACTAGAGATATTTAATATATAACAAGAGAGGGTTTCGGCTCTCTCTTGTAATTTAGGAGGTGTCATAATGACACTATGTACACTAGATAGTGTCAATTCTTGGTTAGGCTTCACAACTGGAGATGACCTAGCAAGAGACGCTATGATACAAGAAATAATAGATAGTAATAGTTTAGCAATAGAAAATTACTGTGATACAAAGCTTGAAAGTACAGTAATTACAGATGAACTATACGAAGGATCACAGTTTACAAATAGTTTAATATTAAAAAATATATTTTTGCAATCAATAGAAAAAATAGAATTTAGATATTCATATGGCTATGGTTACGGTGTATCTGTAGAAGATGAATGGACAACTGTGTATGATTCAGTTGAAAGTATAGATTTGTATAATATGACATTTGATAGTGAGATAGGAGTTGTTAAGTTTGATAGTCTAGTACCTGGATATAAAGGTTATGACACGTTAACACGTAGACCTATGGAAATTATTAATAGTCCTTCTGTTAGAGTTAGCTATACGGCAGGATTTGAAACTATACCGGCTGATTTAGCAAGTGTATGCAAGAAAATGTCAGCTAGAGAGTATAAAACAGAAGTTGGTGGAGATTTACTTGTATCTCAAGAAAAAGTAAAAAACGCAAGTGTAACATATGATACCAAGACTAATAACACTAATGAATTTGGTGCAACCACTAAGGAAATGTCTATATTAAGCCATTATAAGAAGGTGGTTTGATGGCACTTTCTGATACAGTCAAAAGGTTTGCTAAAAGGTGGACTGGTGTAATTGAATATAGAAAACAGCAAAGTGAAAATTTTGAAGGTAAAAAAACTTGGTCGGATTGGATATCATTAGAAGGATTTCTTGAAGAAGATGCGGAAAGAATAAATAACAATGCTGATACAACAGAAGAAGTAGCGTATGAAAGCCATATAGTAACATTAGAGGAATTTGATAATAACGTTCAAACTGAAATTAGATTATTCGGTAATAAAATAGGTATAGTAAAAGATGTGCGTAGAGAAAGAGATTCTACTAACACAACAATATATACAATAGTATTTAAATAATATTTTAGGGGGAAGTATGGCTGATAGTATAAAAATAACTGGTATGAAACAGTTACAAAAAAACATATTAAAAATATCTACAATATACCCTCAAGAAGCAAACAAACAAATATATATATCGCTATTAAAGATAATTGCAGAATCAGACAAAAATGTAAATGTTGATACAGGAAGATTAAGAGACAGTTCCAAAGTTACAAATTTAGCGGAAATACAAAAAACTGGAAAAGGCAAAGGTGGGTATAATACCACATATGCACTTGATCTCCATGAGGGTAATCCTAATCCTAATGTTAATTTCAATGATATTTATGAATGGGTAAAAAGAAAAGGGATAGCTACAGATGAAACAGGTGCTTATCCTATAGCAAGAGTTATCACAGAAAAAATTAAGCGGGATGGTACAAAAGCTTACAAGTTCTTAGAAAAAGCACTATTAAAAGTAGTGCCTGGACTAAACTCAGATATAGCAAAAGAATTGAAAAAATTAGAAAGGAAGGTTAAAACATGATAGCAGATAGAGAAGTAGCATTAAAATTAATAGAGTTATTTCCTAATGAAAGCATATATAACTTTCCTGTAAGTGACAATGCAAACATACCAGACAAGGCAGTGTTTGTGAATCAATATGGAGAAAAATCCCCTGACAGAACTTTTAGTAGCAGAGAGGAAACGCAATATCCACTAGTTCAAATATATGTTAGGGGAGAAATTAATGATAATGTAAGTTGTAGAGATTTATCAAATGATATTAGAAAAAAGTTACAATCAATATCATGGACAGCTACAGATGGAACAGAAATACAAGATTGTAAAATAAGCGGTGGAGGTATATTTCCACTTGGAAAAGATAGCAAAAACAGATATCAAAGAAGTTTGAATTTTCAACTATTTTATAACGTAGACCTCAACAGTTAAGGAGGTGCATGATGTCAGCAGGTTATAAAGGTAATGTAAAATTTAAAATTTCAGATGGTTCTTTACCAGTTTTTTCTTCTTCTGATAAAGTAGATGGAAGTTTTTCTTTTGATAATAGCAGTGATGTAACACAATTAGAAAAAACAGAACTTGGTAACGACTGGAATAAATTTGAAGAAGGATTAAAAGATTTAAGCGGAAGTGTAAATATATATATAAATGAAAGTATAGATTTGTTTGAAGAAAGCGGTTTGGGTGGTTTAATAACTGCTATTGCATACCCACAACTTTTTGAAGGGAAAAAAGCTTGGATAGAAAACAGATCAAACGATTATTTTGCTTTAGCTTTTAGTATAGTTATACAAAGTTTTTCTATCACATCTCAAACTGAAGACAGAGTAACAATAACTATAAATTGGAAAGGTGCAGGAGATTTTAAATTTTACGAGGTTCAAAGAACTAATTTTGACTTACAAAATGTAGAAAATTATGTTTTACAAAATTTAACTAATTTTGATATACAATATAGAAGAGATGTATTACCTATATCAGAATAAAAAAACAAGGAGGTATATATAATGGCAGCAGGTAAAGATTCACTGGTAATGTTAGTTATAACAACAGCAGGAGACCCACTACCTACAATTGATGTTACTGACAAAATAGAAGCTGTAAATACTTTTGATAATAGTATAGATGTTACACAATTAGATATTTCTGAATTTGGTGATGATTGGTCAAGGACAGAAGAAGGATTAAAAGATTTTACGGCAAACATAACTATAAGAAGTATTCCGAATAAAACTTTAATAGCTGATGAGACAAAAGGTTTAGGTGGATTATTGGCTTATTTAGAATCAAACACAAATAAAGATATGTGGATTAAATTTAAATTAACTGATTTTTTTGATATTACAGCAAAAATGATATATCAAACTTTTGGTAATAGTTCTGACGTAGATGGTCAATCTGGTTTAACAATAAGCTTAAAAAATGGAAATGTAGCTCCTACAATATCAAGAAGTTAGGAGGAATTTAAATGGCAGCAGGTTTTAAAACAACTGTAAATAAAACTGGAACAAGCACTCCAACTGTAGGAGAAGCTTTGTCTAGTTACAAAGGAAGTAATAAAATTTTTAAAATAACAAACAGAGAAAAGCAAATTATAGATTTAGATCAAAGTTATGTTTTCAAAGAAGATGGTATAGCTATAACTGATGTTGTAAGTGTAAAAAATTTAGCAGGAATAGTTGAGTTTAATACTTCTAAAACTGGAACTATAACAGCGGATTATAATTATTTAATAAAAGAAGAAGTTTGTTCTTATAAAAATATAGAAATAAGTATAGATTTTGGAAATCAAGATGCAACTGTTTTTTGTTCTTCAAATCCAGGATATATGATTTCAGAGCAAACTTTAAAATCAGCTTCTGGAACTTTAGGAGGTTTGGTAAAACAAAACTATGAAATAGATACAGAAACTTTAAATGATCAAGACTTAATTTTGGTTGTTGACTTTACTGATTTTTTTCAAGTTTCGTTTAAATTAAAATCAAGCAATAATCAATATAGTTCTTCTGTAGAAGATTTAGTAACTAATAATTATAGTTTTATAAACAACGGAGAGATACAATTTTATTTAAGTTAAATTAAGGGGGAAATATGAAAAATAGTATAATAGCAATGGCTTTAAAAACTTGTAATAACACATATGAAAAGGTAATAATTGCAGATGTTAATTTAAAAGAATTAATTAAAGCAACAAATTTTAGTGAAGAAGAATGTAAAGAATTAATACTAGTTTGCAAAAAAATAGAAAATCAAATAGGAGTTAGTTTTTTAGGAGTAGAATTTGATACAGATTTATTTTTAAAAATTATAAATAAATTAAATGAAGATAAAAAAATAAATAAAAAATTTAAAAAAGAAGATTTAGAAATATTAGGTTACAAAAAACAAGGTGAATTTTATTTTAAAAAACCTAACTTAGCAGAAAATAAAAAAATAAAAAGTTTGTCTACAAAAAATAAAGAAATTGATTTTGAATTATTAGGAGCTTATTTTTTGTTAGAATGTGCTTATTATCAAGAAGAAGGAAATGAAAAAGAAAAAATGTTTGATGAAAAACAAATTAAAATTTTATTAAAAGGAGATTCTAATAATCCTTTTTTACCAACTTCTTTAAAATATTGGGTTAAATTAACAACAGAAATGACTTACATGGGTTTAGAAGAGAAATAAGAGGAAGATATTTTAATGCTTTAGAAGAAAATGTGCCTGATCCTAAGATTAGTAATTCAAAATTTAATCCTTGCGATTTAAATGTTTTTAGAATTGCAAAAAGTTTAAATATGGATATGTTTGAATATTATAACACATATTCAGAGGAACAATATTGGGTTCATTTAATTATGAGCGAATTAGATTATGATGTAACTGAAAAAGAAAGAGAAAATAAGAAGAAAAATAATAAATAGTCGGCATAATGTCGGCTATTTTTAAGAAGGGAGGTTCCCTTGGCACAACAAATAGGAGATTTATACGTTCAATTTAGGAGTAACGCACCACAGTTTCAACGACAACTCGGTGGTGTAGGAAAAACTACTACTAGCTTAAAAAGTAAATTAGGTAGTTTTGCGAGAGCATTAACACCTGTCAATCTTGGTATAACTGGTATAGGTATAGCAATTGCAGGACTAACAAAAGAAAGTATAAAACTAGAAAAATCATTAGATCAAACTAACACTATATTAAATCTTTCTGATTCACAATTGCAAAAATATAAAAAATCATTGCAAGAAATGGCTATTGAATCAGGTACGGCTAGTATAGAACTTACAAAAGGTTTGTACGAAGCTGTTTCAGCAGGTCAAGAAGTTGGAGAATCTTTAGAATTTACTAAAAAAGCTAATCAACTAGCTATAGTTGGATTTACAGGAACTAGCCAGAGTATAGATTTGTTAACATCTATAATGAATACTTACGGAGATGCAGCAGGAAATGTAACTGAAATTTCTAACAAATTATTAGAAGCCCAAAATAAGGGTAAATTAAAAATACAAGAACTAGCTTCTTCTTTAGCTGGTGCAACATCTATTGGTGGAAATTTAGGAGTTACGCTTGATGATATACTTGCTGGATTAGTTACTATTACTAAGCAAGGTTTTAACACTGCAAGAGCCACAACACAATTAAGAAGATTATTTACGGAATTATCTAATAGTGGAAGTGATTTGTCGGAAGTATTTAATCAACTTACAGGAAAATCTTTTAGGCAATACATATCTGATGGCGGTAATTTACAACAAGCTACACAACTTATAGGAAAATATGCAAAAGAAACGGGAAGAGAAATTACAGACTTTACCGGCAGAATTGAAGCAGGAACCGCTATAATGGCACTTGCAGGAGAAAACTCAGAAGAGTATGCAAAACAATTAAAAAATATACAAAATACTACTGTAGACGTTGGAAAAAAAAGTAAAGAAGTAACAGATAATGTTGCGGGAGAATGGAAAAAATTACTAGAAACTATAAAAACAGATTATGATATTCTGTATGAAACTTTTTTACAAAATCCATTAAAAATAACAATAAAAACAGTTAGAGAAGCTATTACACCAGAAAAAAATAAAACTACTCCTTCTAAAACTGGAAATGTTGGTGATACTCTTTATTTACAAGATGTTCTTTTGTCTGGATTAGCTGGAAGAAGTTCAATTACAAGAACAGGCGAATCAAAATATTACGATTATGACAAAGGAACTGGAGATTTGTTTGTTTCAGGTGAAATGGAAGCATACAAAGAAGGATTAGAAGAAACAGAGGAATCTTTTAGAAAAGTAGCAGAAGCTTTAGAAAGTGCTAACAAACAAGCTGAGAAATACGGAAAATTAGCTGAAACTGTAGATTTGACAGGAACAAAATTAGAACTATTAAAAGATACTTTTGATTTAACGGAAGAACAAATGAAAAAAGTTTCTGACAAAGCAAAAGATTTAGGTTTTGACATAATTTATATGGATTTAAAAGATGTTAAATCTATTGTAAAAGAACTAGATTTTAAAACACCTGTAGAACAAGCTATAGAAAAAGTAAATGAAATGAAAAAAACTACAGAAGAAGCAAAAAAAATAGATTTTTCTGATGTAATAAATAAGGCTAAAGAAATGGGCGTTTCTACAAACGGTCTAGCTAAAGGAACAGAATATTATAACCAAGCTTTAGAAGGCAACTCTGATTCTTTAGAAAAAATTAAAAATTTAGTCGAAACTATTAATGCTCTATACAAAGATTACAACAAAGCCTTAAAAGAACAAGCTAATCAAATATATTTCAATGAAACAATTAATAAGCAAATAGAAGAATTACAGCAAAAAAGTAAAGAACACCAACTTAAAATATACAATGATTTGTATAATAATACTGTAAAATATTTTAATGATATTGCAACTTATACAGACAAAGCTTTATCTTCTGAAAATTTAAATGCTGGAGATATAAGTTTAATTAGCGACTTGTATAGCCAAGCTACAAAACAAGCAACTAAAAACATGACTAAAAAAGAACAATCAGAAGTTGAAAGATCAAGCAAACAAGCAGCAGATTCCCTAAAAAACCTTACTACAGAAAATAAAGGGTTTAGCAAAGAAACACTAAAATTAATTGATGATACAAATGATTTAGCAAACGCATTTTCAAATTTAGGTTCTACAATGAATAGTGACTTTTTTTCTTCAATGGGTTCTTTAACTCAAAACGCGGCTGGTGTAGCTGGTGGTTTGGCTACTGTAAGTGCAGCTGGTGGAGTTGGTTCTTTAGCTGGTGCAGCTGGTGCATTGGGTGCAGCTGGTGCAGCTATAGGAATCGCCGCTACTTTGCTTTCTGATGATTCACCAATATACGGTGGAATAGATGCTAGCCAATACCAGACACAAGAAGAAGCAACTGAAACTTTTGCTAATGCAGTAGAAACTTTTGCTGAAACTGTAAGTGATATGGATTTCAGCAAAATTACAGAGTTCATGCAATATACTCAAAAAGCAGCTACAATGAGTACTTTGGGTATTACTTCGCATTATGAAGCTTTGTATAAAAAGAAGCTAGGTATAAAATACAAAGTTGGAAGTAAAACTGTAGAACGTGCTAATATATCTCAAATTCAGTCATACCTTGAAGATCAAGGCGTGCTAATGACTGCTAATCAAATACAATCATTGGTTGACAAATATACTCAAGTAGATGCAAGTGGAACATCTCAACATGCTTATATAGATGAAGCTGGATTATTAAACGAAATAAACAACCTTGTAAAAGCAGTTCAGGATGAGCTAAGAGGAGAAATAGCAGAAAACTTAGGAATTGACGCTAGCGATATAAGCTCTTCTATAATAGATGCAGTAAGTGATGGTAATGTAAAACAAACATTACAAAAAGAGTTCTCTGATGCTTTACAAACAGCAATGTTGCAATCATTTGGATTAACCGATTTATACCAAGCTTTTTCAAACAATATGGTAGATGAAATTGTAGATAAAATTGGTGGAGTTGATTTTGGAACTGACTTATTAGAATATTATACAGAAAATTTGTCAAACTATTCTTTTGACAGACAGTTAGAAATAATTTCTAAATATACAAATCAAATATACAAAATTTTTGATGAATTAAATATACAAATAGCTGATACAACAACAGAAATTATTGATTCGATGAATATTTTTGATCAACTAAATATAGCAGGATTAGGAACTATAGATATTACAGACCCTTATCAAATTGGGTTTAAAAACATTTGGAATCAGTTCGTTGGATGGTTGCCTGATGCGAAAAAAACTCTTGCTGATGCAGGATGGACTAGTGATCTGTTATCAAAATTAAACATTGACATTTCGGATGCTTTCACAACTGGACAAAGTTACGAAGAAGCAAAAAAAGCATTAGAAGAAATATTTAATTCTATTCAGTCAGAAATAAAAGAAAACATAATGGAAGCACTTAGCATAGAACAAGGAGATATTACAAGTACTGTTATATCCGGATTTACTTCTGGCGATGTAGAAAGTGCATTAATGAGTCAATTTTCTACAGCAATGCAAACAGCAATGTTACAAAGTTTTGGATTGACTGAATTGTATAAAGCATTTGGAGAAAATGTATATAAGCAAATAGTCGGAACAATAGCAGGAGCAGATTTTAATTTTTCTGCTGATGATCTTAGTGGGCTTACATTAGAAGAGCAAGCAAAATTAATAGCTAGTTACACTGATAAGTTATCAGAATATATGCAAAAATTAGGTATTTCGTTAGATACTAACACAAGTTCAACAAATAGTCTTAATAGTACTCTTAGTTCGGAAAACTTACCAGAAGGTTCTAAGTTAGCTGCAAGAATTTTTGAAGCTAGTGCAGGTGCTGGAACTGTAGTTACAAATACAGCAGGAAATCAACAATACTTCGATTTTTCAGGTGCTAATTTTAGTGGAAGTGGAGTTACAGAAGCAACAGTAAAAGAAATTGTTATTGAAACTTACGGACAAGCTAGGGCGGTGAACTAAATGTCACAATATCAAATAAATTTAAAATATAATTCTATAGATGATTGGGTTAATTTGCCAATTTCAGAACATTCTAAAAGTTATGAATATAATGAATTTGCAGAAAAAAACGCTGATGGAAACATTAGTTATTTGCCTATAGGTTCACCAACATTTACAGACGATCTTACAACAGCAATAACTAACCAATACAATATCAAAAAAATTTATAACTATATAGTTAGCACTTTTGGATTTGCAGAAGTAAAAGTAGATGGAGCTATATATAATGCAAAAGTTACATGTAATTATAGCAAAACAGTACAAAATTTACATGCCAATGTAATAGCTAGTTTTAGTATAGAAAAAATTAATAAATAATAGGAGGTAAAATAATGGCAAAAAGTAATTTAAAAAAAGAAATATTTAGAATTAACGCAGACAAAGAAGGTAATGTATTAAGTTGGGGGACTGAAACAATAGGCGAAGAGTTTGACAAAAATTTGTTACCTAGTGATTTTACAAACGGAAAATATTTATTTGTTAATAAAGAAATTGTATTAAATGAAAATTATATAAAATCTAATAAATAATAGGAGGTAAAATAATGGCAAAAACAAATATGATTATAACTGATCAAAGCGATTTTACTCCTGGTGGAGCAACTTACCAAAACACAACAAACGAGCAAAAAGACAATTTTACGGCAATTGGAGCTGTTACAAGTGATGGAGATAGTGAAGCCGTTGTAAAAACAGATAGCGAATCAAATCTAAACTTAGTTGGTTTAAGAGTTAACAATCAAGGAATAAAAATAGGAAACAATTTTGTTAAAAATTATGATGGATTATTAGGTTTGTGGAACGGTTGGATTAGAAATATAAAAACAATAACTGTAGCAACTACACCGGCTGAAATAGCGTATAGTCCTTTAAACGACAGATTATATGTAAACAATAGTGGATCAAACAATGTAAGTGTTATAAATCCAAATACAAATACAGTAGATACAACAATAACTGTAGCAACCACACCAAGAGGAATAGCGTATAGTCCTTCGAACGACAGATTATATGTAAGCAACAATGGATCAAACAATGTAAGTGTTATAAATCCAAATACAAATACAGTAGATACAACAATAACTGTAGCAACTGCACCAAGAGGAATAGCGTATAGTCCTTTAAACGACAGATTATATGTAAACAATAGTGGATCAAACAATGTAAGTGTTATA